GGGTGATGAAGCCATCCTAGATTCCACCAGCTCGAGTCAGTATGGATCCGATTATGTGAACTGGGAAATAACCCCTGCAGTGACTGGTACTCTCAATTATAATTTCACCTTCACGAACCACACTCTTGAATCCAATGTCAACGGAACCCATGTTACTTCCTATGGGATGCCCTCATCAGATAACCTAACAGGATCTTTTGCTGTCACTGCAGGTGTACCATTCTACATCACCATTGTCAGACCCGCAGACATCGATGGAAATGGCAACCCCACCACCAACCTGCATGGGTGGATGTACATAGCCATTTAAAAGGATCCACCCATGGTTATTCACTTTGAGTTACATCCTTCATGGACTCAATCTCTACTGTTTGGAGATGCGCTTAAAGCTGGGGTATCCTTAGGGAAGGATCAGCACTGGCATTACCAGGGCATCACTGGATTATATGTGATTTCAGGTGGATTCCTGATCATCGAGATCATCGAAAAACCCTGTGATATTGTGCCAAGCTTGATCAGAGTTACTATCCGACAGATTCAAGCTAGGTTGATGCAGCCAAGGAAAAAGAATGGCAAGTGAAGAGATCGCTTTTGAAGGCTACAAGTCAGGCACCCTGAGTCAGACGGCTGATGAAACTATGGTGGTAATTTTTTCTAGGAGATCACTACTATGGCTGCAGGAAATTATACCTTTCTCGCTGAGCAGGGCGCAACCCTAGAGAGAGTCATCACCTATACCGACTCCCTAGATGCGATTATCAATATCACCAGTTACACCGCTAAGATGCAAGTCCGATCCACCGCAGCATCTGCTACTGTAATTCTAGAGCTGACCCATACTGCAGGCATCACCATCAATGGAGCTGCTGGAACCCTAACCCTGTTAGTGGATGCTTCTACGATGTCAGCTATCGCAGCTAATACCTATGTGTATGATCTTGAAATCACCGCACCCTCAACCAAAGTAACGCGACTCATAGAAGGCAAATTCATCGTGAAGGCAGAGGTGACAAGATGAGTGTAACTGTAGACGAGAATAACAACACGATCTTAATCAGCCAGGACAGCAATGCTATCGCTGTCAGCCAATCAGGTGGAATCGTTTCGGTGGTGGATGCGGGTGCTGGCAGAATTAGTGTGCTGTTTCCATCTAATGCCATCAGTGTTTCCACCCCAGGAATCATTGGACCTGCAGGCCCAACCGGACCAAGTGGCATTACCACAGCAGGCGCACTGGATGACCTGACCGATGTTTTGATAGTCAGTCCAGCAGATGGCGATCTAGTCAAATACTCAGCAGGTCTGGGTGTCTGGACTAACTCTAATAAACTCGATGGCGGAAATTTTTGAACCTCTATTAAGGATCTTGCATCATGGCTAACACGATTAGGATTAAGCGCAGAGCTGCTGGCGGGTCTGCTGGTTCCCCTGCCTCACTTTATAATGGTGAGATGGCTGTCAATGAGGTGGGTGGGTCGACTGGCTGGATCGGCTATTATGGTTATGGGGATGCAGGTTCAGGTGTGGCTAGTTCTGTAGTTTCTGCCTTTGGTCCTGGTGTGACTGGGTATCTTTCAAACACCCAAACATGGAGTGGAACCACTAACACCTTTACCAGCTCCATTGTGCTAACTGGCACAGTCTCAGGAACTGGTATCAGCACTTATGTGCTTGGCAAAAGGCTCGATGAATTTGCAGTGCCTACATCTAATGTGTCGATGAACTCAAATAAAATAACCAACTTATCAGACCCCACTAGCGCACAGGATGCAGCAACCAAAGCCTATGTAGACGCAGCTAGAAGTGGCCTAGATGTTAAGGCATCGGTAAGGGTAGCAACCACTGCAAACATCACCTTGTCAGGCACACAAACCATCGATGCAATTGCAGTTATTGCAGGTGATCGAGTCCTAGTAAAAAACCAAACGACAGGCAGTCAGAACGGCATCTATGATGTTGCTGCAGGATCTTGGACACGCAGCGCAGACAGTGACACATCCACCGAGTTTAACTCAGGGGCATTCACCTTTGTGGAAGAGGGCACAACTAATGCTGGCAAAGGTTATGTGCTGACCACTGCTAACCCAATTACTCTGGGAACAACTTCCCTAGCATTCACCATGTTCAGCAGTTCAGGTGCTATCACTGCTGGAACTGCTCTGAGCTTCTCAGGAACGACTTTAAATGTGGGGATTGATAACACTAGCATTGGGACAGATGGGTCTGGAAACCTGACGATAAAATCAACATGGGTGGGTCAGTCATCTATTACTACCCTAGGAACGATCACCACAGGCACTTGGTCAGCCACTGCAATTAGCCTGGCTAAAGGTGGCACAGGTGGGGATCTATCAGCAGCAACCGATGGCAGCATCTTTAAGAAATCAGGAACCGCTCTAGTAGCAGCTACCGTAGGAACTGACTATCTAAGCAGTTCATCAACCATCGATGGTTCAACCTTCTAGGAATACTCATGGCTAATACCATCAAAATAAAACAGAGCGCAGTGCCTTTAAGAGTGCCAACTACGAGTGATCTCGCACTTGGTGAGCTTGGAATCAACACCTACGATGGCAAGCTCTACACACGCAAGGATTCAGGAACGGCCAGCATTATTCAGATAGGTGCTTCATCAGTCACTGTTTTACCTGTCACGCTCTACAGTGGCTCAGTGCAGAATGTGTCGATCTCAAATGGCTCATTACCAGTCTTGTTATTTGGTGGCATTACCACCGTCAATGTAACTGTCAGTTAAGGAAACACCATGGCAGCACGATATCCATTAGTAGTGAACACGACCACAGTGCAGGAACTGCAAAGCGGCGACACGCTTTCGCTGACATCACCTACTTTAGTGACTCCTATTCTTGGCACACCTGCCAGCGGAACGCTAACCAATTGTACCTTCCCTACCTTAAATCAAAACACCTCAGGTTCGGCAGCATCTTTATCTGCCACACTTGCTGTTTTATCAGGTGGCACAGGGGTCACAACTTCCACTGGATCAGGGGCAAACGCACTAGCTACCAGTCCAGCACTGACCACCCCAACGATTACCGGACTAAATGAAACCAAGACAGCACCAGCAATTGCCTCTGGTGTTCTTGCGCTAAATTGCGCCTCTGGTAATGTGTTCGCAGTCTCATTGAATGCAGCGATAACCAGCATCACCTTTTCTAATATACCGACTACCGGAACCGCATACGGACTTACTTTAGCACTATCGATGAATGGAACTGCCTACGCTATCACTTGGCCAGCAGCAGTGAAATGGAGTGGCGGAACCGCACCAACTTTAACCAGCACTAATGCCAAGGTCGACATCTTTGTTTTAACGACTTGGGATGCAGGCACCACTTGGTATAGCATGGTTGGAGGTCAGAACTTCTAAAATGCCAATTTCTAGAAAAATCATGGGTGTATCTAAAGGTGGAGTGAGCAAGAAAGCCATCTTTGGGTATGGTTATAGTGGTGGCGTATTATCCATGACAAACCTAGTTTCAAATGCTGGTGTAGTATCAGGCGACACGACTGGTGTTGGTACCGCTAGGTATGGTTTAGCGGCAGCCGGATATGGAACTGACAAAGCCATCTTTGGATATGGGAATGGCCCTGTTTCAATTACAAATCTTGCAAGCAATATCGGTGCAGTTTCTTCTGACACGACTGGTGTTGGTACCGCTAGGTATGATCTAGTAGCAGCCGGATATGGGACTGACAAAGCTATTTTTGGATATGGGAATGGCCCTGTTTCAATGACAAACCTAGTAAGCAACATTGGTGTAGTATCAGGCGACACGACTGGTGTTGGTACCGCTAGACAATCCCTAGCAGCAGCCGGATATGGGACTGACAAAGCTATTTTTGGCTACGGTACCACTACGGTAAATGTATCAGTGACAAATAAAATTTCAAATACTGGCGTTTCCTCTTCTGACACGACTGGTGTTGGTACCGCTAGGCTTCAACTAGCAGCAGCAGGTTACGGAACGGATAAAGCGATCTTTGGATATGGTCTTGACGCTGGTGTTGTATCAATGACAAACCTAGTAAGCAACATTGGTGTAGTATCAGGCGACACGACTGGTGTTGGTACCGCTAGACGCTTCCTTGCAGCAGCAGGTTACGGCACAGACAAAGCCATTTTTGGCTATGGAACAACCGGCACCAATCAATCCGTGACGAACCTAGTTTCGAGTACAGGTGTAGTGTCAGGCGACACGACTGGTGTTGGTACCGCTAGGTACTTCCTTGCAGCATCCTCATACGGAAGTTAACCAATGCCATCAAAACTAAACTCGGAATTTAACTATCGAACACAGGTAATAGGTGAAACCGTATGGGAAAAAATCAAGACGATCCTTGGCTTCTTGGAAGGCCGACATCGAGCCAGAGCATTAGAGGAAGTAGGGGCTAAAAAGTTTGCAGCAAAGAAGGCCAAGCTTGAATACTTGCGAAAGACCAGCAACTTAGAACATGAAACCTTGGAACTAGAAGCCGAGATCATCGAAATAGAATCCGTTCAAGAAAGCCAAAAGCAAGCCTACATTCTCAACCATCAAGAGATAGCCATCCTAGAAAAGCTCTTGGCCGAACTTTACGAGATCGCAGAACCAACCAGGCTTGAAGGCTACACGGATGAACAGATGTTTGAGTTCAACGCAGCGAATGAATTTGCAGTATGGGTGGCAAAGGAAATTCACGCAGAGATTTTAGCTCAAGGGCATCCGAGTCCAGCGAAAATAAGAAACGCTATGTCCTGTCCAGAAGCATGGGCAGCATTGCAAGAGATCGGCCTAGTTCCAGAAGGCACACCGATTTTAATGAACAACGACCCTAGTAACATCCAACTAATACCAAGAAACATAAGGGGAGAGCAGTGCCTAATTACGCAAAAATAAACGGTGACACTATCCTTGAGTTTCCATCCTATCCACAGCGAGACCATCCGCAAACTAGCTTTGGTGAAGGCTGGCAGGGTGGCGAGATTGAAGGCAGCACCTATGTCCTTGTCGAAATAGAGGACACACCGCCAACGGACTATCTAACGCAAGACACAGAAGTCGAACCACCCAAAAAGGTGAAGGGTAAATGGTCAGTGAAAACCAAAGTCAAAGATATTTCGCCAGAAGAAAAAGCGAAACGCAAAGCGGATAAAGAGAAGCGTGACGCAGATCAAGAGGATAACTTTTTAACCAAAGCCGAAATTAAACAGCTACGAAAATTACTCAAGGCACAACCATGAACCTAATACCTATCCTACTATTATCTTTTGGTCAGGTGGTAACCCTGCCACCCGAGATCCATGGGCAACCAGGGCAATTCATCAGCATCCCATCAGTCACCGATTGCAAGAGCGTTCAATGGGTGGTACTCGATGCAGGTCTAAACCTGTTCCCTGTGGAACTTCTTAGGGATACCACCACCGCAGTAGTCAGCGCAAACAACCCTGGCAAATACCGAGTCCTAGCCTATTCAGCTAAAGGGGATTTAGCATCTAAACCTGCACTCACCACAGTCATCATTGGCGATCCACCCGAACCAACCCCAGCACCGGATGAGGCAACCAGCAAACTAATTAGAGAACTTAAATCCCTTTATGTGTCACTCACAGAGGATGACAAGCAGGGAAAAGTAAACAAACTATCCAGCCTTTATTCCAGCTTTGCCAGCACTGTTAAGGGTGAGGAAGTCACGACAGCGGGTGAGTTATTGGCGATGTGCAAGGAATCGGTGGGAAAGGTGTTGAGTCCTTCAGATTTGCGAGAAATAAGAGTAAGGATACAATCTGAGCTGTCAGGTTTCCCGACTGATCCAGATGAAAAGCTGGATGACAAAATAAAAAAGATGATAAGTGGGAAATTTATGGAAATATCCAAGAGCTTAGAGCGAATAACTAAATGAGTGGCCCATCCAATCTAGGATGGATTCCACCCTGTGACCGCACTGCCGAGCAAATCGAGATGGACACACAAATCCAGTCTCGATGGGAACCATTCAAGATCCGTGGCAAGTATAAAGAACCCAAGGAAGCCCTTCTCTACAGATTCATCAAGGATCACCACCCCTTTTATCAGCAGACCGGATCCTGTGTAGGCAATGGTTTGGGCATGGCACTCTGGTGCCTTGAGTCCATAGAGGTGAATCAACTAGGCCAGCTTGAAAATCCAGTATGTCCATTCTGGCTACTCCCTTATGGTAAATCGCGCGAACTTGCTGGCATGAGTGGTAAAGGTGAGGGCAGCTTTGGCAGTGCAGCAATAGAAGCACTGATGAAATTTGGCACCCTTCCATCCAACGATGCCTCAGTGCCACAGCCTAAGTTAGTCGATGGTGGTTTGACCTGGGGTGAAGCTGCCGAAATGACATGGTCAGATGGCGCAGCAATCAAACCCGCATTCCTATTACGATCTAAAAAATACACTCTGCAAACTTCAGCCAGAATCAAATCATGGCAAGATGCCAAGGCTGCCCTAATCAATGGTTACCCTTTAACCTGTGCATCTAACTGGGGTGGGGAAATGCAACCATCCATTAAAGGCACCCCTGCAGTCATTCTAAATAGAAGGGTAACCACATGGGGTCATCAGATGTGCTGCCTAGGTTGGGTTGATCATCCCGAACTTAAAGACATCTTTTGGATTCAAAATTCATGGGGCATCTGTCATGGCAAAAGCCCTGGCAATTATCATGAACCAGAGGGTGGATTTTGGATCACCGCAAAGGATATGCAATGGATCTGTGACGATGGGGAAGTGTTTTCCCTATCTAATTTTGAGGGTTTCCCAGTACAGAAACTCGATTGGTTAATTTAACTAGGAGTCAGTATGTATTTTATCGTAGCAGCAATTTTGGCAGCAGCACCAGTGGATTGCAAGGAGTGCAACCAGTACAGCAAAAGCTGTGTGTCAGGCGCAGCGGTGAGCAGCTCACCCGCACCAAGAATCATCAGGGACCGATTAAGAATCAAAGGCAGATTCAAAAAAGGTGGATGCTGTGGCTGAAATCGATTGGCCTAACCTGATCGATAAACTGGGTGTGCCTGTTGCAGCACTCGCTGCGATAGGCTATTCCATTTACAGCACGATTAGGTGGATCGGAAACAACATCCTAATGCCCATTCACCAAAGACACCTGCTGTTTTTGGATCGTCTAGAGTCAAGCATTGAAAAGATCTGCAACACCCAAGTAGATCAGAATAGCCAGATCATTAATTTAGCTAACAAGATTTCTCAAACTAAGGATAAAGCCTAATGCTATTACCATTTCCAGTAGATCTTCCAATAGAAGCAGTTGGTCTTTTGATTGATCGTCTCAGGGGTAAACCCATCCCATTGCAGACTGCCCTAAACGCTGCATGGAATTTGGCAGGCTATGCTGCCACCCAAGTTCCAGTTAAAAGTGCAGAACCTGAACCTGTGCAGGAATTTCCTATCTCAGATGATGAAGTGGTTGCCCTGCTTGAACGGATCCAAGGCTTCTACACAGTACCAGCCAATGGTGACCCTATCCAATTCGGGATCATCCCCTGGGGAATTGTGTTGAAGGTCTTAATTAAGATGCTGATCAGTGCAGCCCTCTAGGTTATGTTTTGGGATACCCAGATCCAGCAAATGGCCCGCAGTCAGGAAGCAGTTTCTAAAGCTGCATCCTTTCTGCGCTGCCTGTGGTTCCACTGAAAAGGTAGAGGTTCACCATGAGATTCCCTATCACCTAGACAGATCTAGAGAGCTAGATTTTTCCAACATGATTCCCTTATGCATGAGCAGTGGCCGCTGTCATTTCGTTTGGGGTCATCTGTTAAGCTGGCGGTCTCATAATAAAGATGTTAGAGTAGACTGTGTCAGGTATTATAAGAAAGTTGAAGCACGACCCTAGGATGGATCCGCATTAGGAACCCCTATGGGAAATGTCAGGATGATAGACTGCCTTCTCTGCGGACAAACCAAGCCCCACAAATCTAGAAACTTATGCCTTGCCTGTTATCAGAGGCCAGAATCTGACAGGCTTAAAATCGAAACCCGACACCGAGTAGAGCGAAACACCAACGCATTTATGGAGCCTATTGGGTTACCCGATTTCCCGACTGAACATCTACCAGGCTCAGAGGAGAAGATGCAAGTTATGGCACAAAGGCTAGAGGATCTCAGGGAGATCCACCACCCAGACGATGCAGCCATCACACCTGATTGCTACTTTAGAAATGATGGCAAGAAGAAGCGCAAGGGTGTATTGTCTAACAATTATGCACCAAGAAGACGGATCAGCTTGGAGATCCCAGAGGAAGAGGATGAGGTCTAAGCTGGTACAACTTTCCCCCTGTTTAAAAGAATAAAACCTGCAGTAAATTGACATTAATTTGAAAGCTATTTTCTGATAATCCCTGCATGAATCGCTATGTTTTGCAGTTGTTAGATCAGTCTAATATATCAGTTTGGGGTGGAAGAGGTCGCAGGTTCAAATCCTGTATCCCCGACCTTGTTTTAGCGAAAAGTGGAGT